TACAAAAATTAATCTATTTTCATAATCTCCACTCATTACACTAAATTTGAAACTCATCCACTCAGTGCCTTTTTCTTCACTTTTTCTAGCTGTTACATCTTCTAATAAACAACTATATTCTCCATCGGGTAAATTTTCAAAATCATCTACCTTGTCAACTGCTGGGTCAAAGTTCTCCATAGTTTTTTGCGCTATATTTAATAAATCATCCATAATTATTTAGCTCCTCCTTTTATTGTATCTTTAATAATACTAGTTATAGTGATTGCCTTATCAATTGATTTTAAATTATCAATCATGGTATCTTCTAAACAATTTTCTTCTTTTCCTGTTTCACTATTTTCTGTTGGTATGTTTCCTATTAAAAAGATTTTTATTTCTTCTAGTTCATTATTTAATTGGTATAATAATTCTTTTTCTTTCATTACTTTATCGTACATGAATTGTCCTCACTTTCCATATTTTCTAAAAATTTGATTTGTTCATCTAAGTATTCAATTTGTTTTTTATTGATTTCTCTAAATTCTTTATCCGTCTCACGACTACGTATCATACTTGAAATAGTACTTACTAATAGTACTAGCATTACCAGTATAGCTAATATCCAATAAATAGTTGATAACATTATTATTTACCTCCTAGAATACCAGTTATATCGAATATAGAATTACTTCCTGTTGCTTTTGGTAACTCTCCGTTCCATTTTTCAATAAACTGTTTTTTTAATAATTCATCAGTTAAACTTTCTTGTAATAATTCATTAGCTTTCTTTGTAGCCTCTGCCTCTACTATTCTTTTATCAGCTTCTAGCCTAGACTTTTCTAAATTTTGTTCAGCCACTTGTTTATCTTCAATTGCTTTTGTATATTCTTCACTAAAACTAAAATCAGTTAAGTTAAAATCTTCAATTACTATTCCGTATTTTTCAACTTTTTCTTGGATAGCTTTCAAACAACTTTGTGATACTGCTGTTCTATTAACTGTAATTTCCTCAGCATTATATTTTGCTATAGCACTTTTAATACTTTCTTTAATTGCTGGGTTCAAAACTGTTTCTTCGTAAGTTTTTCCAACCTGTCTGTATAAACTTGGTGCTTTTTCTTGATTTATTCTGTAGTTTACTGCTACCTTTGTTCTTACAATTTGTAAGTCTTTTGTTGAGCTTTCAATATCCATTTCGGACTTTTGTACTTTAATATTTATTTTTGTGATACTTTCAATAAATGGTATTTTAAAATTAATACCCTCTTTTAGAGATGTATCGGTAATTTTACCAAAACGTGTTTTCAAACCTATTTCTCCACTTTTGATAGTTCTAAAACTACCAAAGAATAGTACAATAGCTATAACTATGAAAACTACCACTATTCCCCCTATTAGTTCAAAATCAATAAAACCTTTATTATTTCTTCTCATTATTTTTACCTCCTACTTTACTGGCTTTCTTATATTCACGTTTTATTTTTGTTTCACGTGCTTTCATTAAATCTTCTTTTAATTTTTTATTTTCTTCTTTTAAGTCTTTATCATCCCATATAGTACAAACTGTTCCTATAATAACAAAAGCTATAACTATAACAGTAAATATACGGAAAACAAAATCTAATACTCCCATTACTTTTTAATTTTCCTTTCTAGTAACAAGATACATATTGATAACAATATTTCGCCAACTGCTAAAATAAATATTTCCATTACTTCTTAACCTCGGCTTTCTTTAAAGGTACAGCTTTTATTTTAACCTCTCCAGCTGTTGGGTCTTTTGCTAGTTTTTGGTCTTTAATATCAAAAACACCTTTTACATTTTTTAATATATTAAGCACATCTACGTCTTTAACATCTTCTATTTTGTAATTATCACGTTTACTATCACATAACTGTAAGTAAGTTTGTCCTACCTTGCGACATTTAATAGACATATCACATCTACCCATACACATATTGTAGTATTTCTGTTCAAGGCTAGGTCTTTCAAAGGTTTGATTATCTTCGCTAATTTCTACTACGTGAGATATAAAAATTACATTATATGGTAATTGGTTAAGTCTAACCATTAATTTTTGCCATACCATTTTTACCTCACGATAACCTTTACCATAAGGTACTTCTCCCTCATCATCAACATTGTATTTTTTGCATACGTAGTTTTGTAGCATTGTTTTTACATCATCAATTAAGTCGATAATAATTGTTTTAAATTCATGTTTCCCTTGTTCAATCTCTTCTATAACTTTTATAAAAGTTTCAAAGTCAAATACTTCTACACTTGGCGTATCTACTTTCTTAGCGTTTCCGTCTGTATTTATAATTACTGGCGTTGGAAATTGTCTTGCTAAGTAAGTCTTACCACTCATACTTTGCCCCCATATAAAGAACACTTTAGGTGTGATATCTTTTTCTTTTGGTTTATTCGCTGGTAGTAACATTAGTATCTACCTCCTCTAACATTTTTGTTATTCTCTCAAGTAGTTCCACATATTTAGTTTTAAGTTCTTGTGGGGTCTTAAAAGATATTTTTTTACTCATGTCAAATATCTTATCGTTTAGTTTTTTACTTAGACTTATTATTTTAAAATTTATATCTTTATCTGCTAACTCATTAACCATTTCGTCTAATATTTTTGTTATTTCTTCTATATTTTCCATATTCATAATTACTTAACCTCCTTTTTTGTTGTAATTAAGATGTAACCCTTTTTATTGGTTGTTTTTATAACTTTATATTTATTGTAAATTTTTTCATTTTCTTCTTTAAGTTTAGCTATATCTACACTTACTGTATCGTAAGAAGTTGGAGCTACTTTTGTAATTTTCATAGTACCAGTATCAAAAGATAAAATACCTTTCTCATCAAATAATTTGTATAACTCCTCTTTAACTTGTTTATATTGTTTTTCAAGCTCTTTAAATTTCAATAATTTAGTTTCTAATTTTGCTACTTTATTTGAAGCTTTAATCACGTCAGTACCATAAAATATCTTGTTAAACTCTGCCTCAGTCATATCGTGATTTTTTCTTAACTTTTCTACAGCCTTTTTAAATGCTATAATACGTTCTTCAATCTTAGCCCATAAGCTAGGGTCTCTATAAATTATGTAAGTAACTATTCTGTTCTCATCAAACTCTAAATTAAAGTAAGTGTTATCATTTTCTAACTCATAGTCAACACCAGTATAAAAATCTTCTGGTCTTTTGTATCCTACAAGTAAACAAGCGTCTTGACTAAATGTCTCCATATAAAACTGACATTGAGCTGTATAATAATCTACATCTAATTCTTCTCCAAAAGTTTTAACCTCTAGGATAGGTATATCAGCTCCTCTATCAATACCGTCAGTATTACCACGATAGCCTCTTTTAGTATCAATTACAGTATCCTCTAAATAATTAACTCCATATATAGAATTAATATATTCTCTAATTACGGGCTCCATTTGTTGACCATATTTAGTAAATTGATTACCTTTAAATGTATTGGGTAAAATACCAGCTTTTTCTTTTGCAAACTCAAATATGCTTGTACCATATTTAGCATTTAGACCTAAGATACTTGGTAAATCACTACCACCAACGTATTTATGTCTATCTATAGTTACATTGGGGTTACTCATTATTGTTAGCCTCCTCAGTACCTACCATATTTTTGATAAACTCAAACTCCTCGCTACTAGAATTTAGTTCTTTTAATATACTTTTTTCAGCACCAGCTAAAGTAATAAGTAGTGATAATCCACCACCCTCAACCGCTAAAGCTGTACCTTTACCGTCATTATCAATATGTATTTTACAAGGTGTATTTAGTGCCTCCTTACATTTAGTATCTATATCTTTCATTTTATCTAATTTACCGTCTAAGCTATCTAATAACTTATCCAATACTTTATCCATTTTTTCTTTTAATTCCTTATCCATTTTTTAATTTCTCCTTTTCCCATAAATCATAATTAAAATCTTCTTTTTTATCTAAAGAGTTATAAATATCACTCTCAATAGTTTTATCAGTAATAAATTTATAAGCTGTTACTTTTTTTGTTTGACCGTTTCTGTGAGAACGTCCATAACTTTGGTAAAACTCCGTGTAGCTTTCAGTTGGGCTAAAATAAATAATTATATTAGCGTAAGTAAACTCAACTGCTTCGCTACCACTTTTGTAGTTTGCAAGGGTAACAGTATTTTTTATATTGTTCCACTCGTCTTTTTTTGGATATTTTTTTTCATATCCATTACAAATAAATAATTCCTTTTTGATACTATCTTTTAATAGTTCCAGTTCTTTATCATAGTTGTAAAAGATAATGATGTTATCTTCTGTGTTTTCTATAAAGTCTTTTATATAGTCAACTTTATCTTTTAAGTTTGCATACAATCTCAAACCGTGTCTTAATTTCATTTGATTGTCATATAAAATGTCGTCATAAATTCTATCTTTTTTTATTACTTTATATATTGTTGATGGTTTAAAATGTATATCTTCAAATATAAGCACTGGTAAATCAGTAGCCTCATCTTTTGATAATCTTCTTGATATCGATTTCCACATATTTTTTAATTTTATTTCGTTTTTCCAACCTAATACTTCCATGTACCCATTATCTATAGATACAATAGCATTGTTGCGTATAAATGAGGTTTTATTTTTTGTAAGTCCAAACATCTTAAAATAATTTATACTGTCTTCCCAACCATTTGGCATGGGTGTAGCACTTAGTAGAATAAAACCACTTGCTATTTTTGAAAGATTATATCCAGCTTTTCCCCAAACACCAGTTGAGTTTTTTAATCTATGACACTCATCAAAGATTACAAAGTAGTCAACATACTCTTTATATTTTTTTAAAAGCATGTTGTAGGTACAAGTCGCATATTTTAACATAATATTTGGATAATGACTAGCAATTGTTCGTTGCCACCCTCCCTCATTTATCTTTGAGGCTGGAGCAACAATTAATAATCGTTTATCTTTGAAAAATCGTTGATAGTGTTCTAAGCCCATAATTGTTTTTCCAACACCTGTATCACAGTCATAAATGTAGTTAGGTTTAACGTGTTTCATATACTCTTGTTGATATTCATATAACTTTATCAAGATATTCTAATAACTCCCTTACTATATCAACATCTCTAGCCACCATACTAAACCCTCCAGCTTTTTGTATTGCCTCTAGGTTATAATTTTGTAGTGGACTAGTTTTTCCAGTTTCATTTTTAACCTCGATACCGATAAATCTCCCTTTATAACACGCGATTATATCGGGTACTCCTACTTGAGAGTACTGGTTCCCATGGTGTTTAAAATAATATGCACCTTTTGATTTTAAGTAACTTTTTATTTTGTTTTCTATGTTTTTTTCTCTCATTGTTTAATATCCTTTTTTGTGATACAATTTAAGAGTAAATAATTTTGTGTTATTTACTAGAGTGTGTAACGGGTTCAAGTGTTAGCACTCTTTTTATTTGTTCCTTAAAATCTTCATACGTTAAATCGGCTATAGCACAAAATAAAATAAATGTTATAAAACCTATCCAAGTAAAACTACCGTGTTTGATTGCTAGAATATACATATCGTGTAATATCATTGACATACTTAGAATAAATAATATAACATTTTTAACTTTTAATTTTTTCATAAGCTTTTATCCTCTCTTCGCCTATATATTTTTTTAATAATTCATAAGACACGTGATAAGTCCATTGACTTGATGTTTGCACTGCTGTTCCATAAGGTAGCCTTTGTTCTTGTAAACCTAACCTTATAAATTGTGGTGCAACTCCTAAAATTTCGGCTACGATATTAACTGGGACATTTTTCATATCTTCTAATCTTTCCATTTAATATCTCCTATCTTGTCGGGTTTTTTAATTGATACACTTTGTATCAGCATAGAGTAAAAAAATATCTAATAAGTTAACTTTTAAAATATTACTTAAGGCTATAATATTACAAAATTTTAAGTTATTTGGGTTATTTTCCCACTCTTGATATGTTTGTACTGATACACCTAGTTCCTCTGCAATATCTTGTTGATACATATTTTTTTCAATACGTAAACTTTTAATTTTTCTAGATATTGCAGAATAGTCAACAACCATTTATTTCCACCTCCTTTATATTTCGATTATATGATACACTTTGTATCATGTCAAGTTTTTTTGATATAAAATGTATCATTTTTGTTGTAAACTATTAAAAAGTGTTGTAATATATAGAAAAGAGGTGGTTACTATACTTAATGATAAATTAAAAAAACTAAGAAAAGATAAAAATTTAACACAACAAGAAGTAGCTAACAAACTTGGAATTAGTAGAGCTAGGTGGGAACATTGGGAAATTGGTAGAACGGAGCCTAGTTTTGATTACAAAATTAAAATTGCTAAATTATTTGAGTGTGATATAGGTTATTTGTTAAATAATTCTAAAATTGTAATGGTTGAGGGAGAGAGTGATGTTACTTTATTTAATAGTATAATGCGACTTTCTAAAAACAAAATCGAAGAAGAGTTACTAGTTAAATGTACAATGCTTACTTCTAACCATCAAGAAAAGCTCTTAGAGTTAGTAAATCTTTATTTAAAAGAACAGGGAGATTATTATATATATGATAAAGATAAATGGAAAGACAGTTCTGATAATAATGATTACAATAAAAAAGAGTATGATAAAATTATTAAAGAAATTAATGATAAAAAATAAAAAAGACCTCGTACTGCAATACGAAGTCAACGCAATAAAGCGTACGTAAAATTAATACCCGACAAGATATCTTTTTTACGTGCCTTTATTGTAACAAAAAATTTTAAAAAATGCAATAAAGGAGAGATTAAAAATGAGATTACCTAATGGTTTTGGTAGTATCCACAAACTTAGTGGAAAACGCAGAAAACCCTATAGAGCAAGAGTAACTACTGGATGGGATATTAACGGGAAACAAATATATTTAACTGTTGGTTACTTTGAGACTTATAAAGAAGCTTTCTCGTCATTAGCCGAATATCATAATAACCCTTATAAATTTACTCAAAAAGATATAACTTTAGAATATGTATATGAAAAGTGGTGGGCTACTAAAAAAGACAGTATTTCTAAATCATCTATCACAGGATATAATTCAGCTTATAAAAATTGTGAAAGAATTAAGAATATGCCTTTTAATGAAATTAAATTATATCATTTACAAGAAATAGTAGACAGTATGGAAAATCGTTGGGGAGCGAAGAAAAAATTTAAAGTATTATTTAATCAATTATACGACTTTGCAATTGCTAATGACTTGGCTAGTAAAAAGTATTCCTCTTATATAAATTTAGGAGAAAAAACAACAAAAATTGAAAGACATCCTTTTACTGGAGATGAAATAAATAAGCTATGGGAAAACGTTGGTCGTATGGAATATATTGATGTTATACTAATTTACATTTATACAGGTTTTAGACCAAGTGAGTTACTTGAAATAAAGAAAAATAATGGTGTTAATTTAGAGGAGCAATATTTAATGGGTGGAAGCAAAACAAAAGCTGGTAAAGACCGTATTGTTCCTATACATCATAAGATTTTGCCTTTTATAGAAAACTGGTACTATAAAGAAAATGATTATCTTATATTTAATAGTAAAAATGAAAAAATGAAATATAGAAATTGGAAAGATGAAAAATTTAATGTAATTATGAAACAACTTGGTATGAAGCATTTACCACATGACACTAGACATACTTTTGCTACGGAGATGGATAATGCTGGTGCAAACAAGTTATGTATCCAAAGAATAATGGGTCATGCAAGTAAAGATATAACAGATAAAGTATATACACATAAAGACATAGAAGAGTTAAGAAAGGCAATAGAGTTATTACCTTAAAAATTTGTGTATTATGTGTGTATTGTGTGTGTATTATAGATAGAGTTTTATGAAGCTTCACAGTACTTTTAAACAAAAGAAAACCTTGAAAATACGGTATTTCCAAGGTATAACTGTAGATAAATTTTTATCGTTTTGAGAATTGATGTTAAAGTAATATCAACAAAAAATTAATGTTTTGTGTATTGTATGTGTATTACTGATGAAGCTTTACAAACTCTTAAAAGAATTTTTAGGAGATAATTTATGAAGAGTAAAAGAAGTAAAGCTACTGATATATCAATGTCAGTAAAAAAGAAAGTTTTTGAACGTGATAATGGCTGTTGTGTTATATGTGGAAATAGTTATAACGTTATGCCTAACGCTCATTATATTTCACGTGCTAAAGGTGGTCTAGGAGTAGAAGAAAATATCTTTACTGCTTGTACTAGACTAACAGAAAATGACTGTCATTATAGATTTGATAATGGAAGTAAAGAGGAGAAAATAAAGTTAAGAAAAATAGTTAGAGATTATTTTATTTCTATTTATCCTAACTGGGATAAAAAAGATTTATATTATAAAAAATAGCACAAAAAAAGACGAGACCGTTCAAAGTCTCGTTTTATTATTTTACTCTAAGCTTTTGATTTGGATAAATTAAGTTAGGGTTTGATATATTATTCAATGCTACTAACTGGTTTACTGTAGTGCCAAACATTTTAGCTATTTTAGTTAAATTATCTCCACTTTTAACTGTATATGTACTACTAGTAGTAACGTTATTATTAGTGGTACCAGGTATTTTAATTGGTTGCCCAGGATAAATAAGATTAGGGTTAGAAATATTATTATATTCTGCTAATTTTTGATATGTAGTACCATATTTACTAGCGATACCACTTAAAGTATCTCCAGCTACTGCAGTATAAACTATTTCGTTAGTAGGTTGTGGTGCTACTGGTTGAGGGGTTGGAGTTTGAGGTTGTATATTACTATTAGCACCAAAACCATTTAAACCTTTGGACTTCATTATACTAGGATAATCTTTATAAGCATAATTAACATCTACATTACCATTATACCCCTCTATTCTACCACTTGAGCTATATTGCCACATACCATAAGTTTTGACATATTTTGGACTTGAGCCATATCTAGCTACCCATTTGTCGTATTTTTCTAATTGGTTTAGATTTAACATATCTTGAAAAGTGGATATATCACTACCATAAATTCCAACATAATATCCCAATTTTTCTAAAGTTTCACAAAAACCTTTTACTCCTTGCGTAGTTGCGTCTTTCCCAGCATTTCTTAAATATCTTCTTCCTCCTGTGTCGTCCTCCACATCTATATATATTGGATACTCGAATTGTTTGCCTTTAAGACAATTATTATATAACCAGTTAGCCTCATCAACACCTTTTTGATAAGATGTTGCTATTGTAAAATAATAACATCCAACAGGTAAGCCTATTGATTTAGCTATGTTATAAAAGTTTTCAAAAGTATTATCTTTAGCCTTACTAACTCCATCTCCATAACCTGTATATCCAGCTCTCAATATAGCAAACTTAACTCCTCCATTTTTTGCTTGAGATAAATTAAGACCTCCTTGATATTTACTAATATCTATTCCATATATTTTATCCATATTTTCCTCCCAAATAAAAAAGAAAACCTATAAAGATTTTCCTTACCCATTTTTAGGGTCATTATCATTTTTTAATTGTTCTAGTACATCAAATATTTTTTGTGGTAATGGTAAACCCATACCTCCCCAATTTTCTAATATTGATATACCCTCGTTGGCTACAAAGAAATAAATAACTAAAGTACGTATTGCTCCAGTATTACCAGCTATTTTATCTAATATGACAGCTACTGCTACTATTATTAAATAGCCTATCTTTTTTATAATACCTTTAAGTCCTACAGAGCTATTTATTTTCTTATTGTATATAGCCTTAAATAAACCTGTTATATAATCTAATACAATTACACTTATTAACAATTGTAAAGCTATATCCCAACCACCTAAAAAGTACACTAATGTTGTCGCTAGTGTACCTGTTACAAAATTTATAAAATTTTTCATTTTATCCTCCTTAAGATATTATTTCAATAGTCATATGTGTTATATCTGTTCCCGTTGATATTTCAGCACTATTATCTTTCCCTCCTGTAAATTTTAAAGAAATTATATCATTATGTTTTACATTTATACATTTAGGAGCTAAAGTAAATGAGTGATAATAATTGTGATAGATTTGTGTTCTATTGACTATGGTATCATTTTTGAAAATCGATAATCTTCTTAAATCATAATCATTAACAGCTGATAATGAACATGAGGCACTTACTTTTATTCTACTGATGTATTGTCCTATTTTTATTGTTCCATTAGGTTGAATAATCAATTTACTATTAGGGTTATCACTTGTATCAAATGGTATTATCGTATATCCATTTCCTATTTTTACTCCTATTCCTTTTCTGTTAGTAAATGTATTATATCTTAAATCAAAAATTTCTTTTAATTTTCTTTTTTGATATGTTACACCCTCACTATCTAAATAAACATTATTTTTAAATTTTATACTTTTTCCCATAATTTATATGGCTTATTATTTAAGCTGTACGACACCAAATATAACAAGTAAAGTATGGTTGCAAGTTTCCACTTTTTCCAGTTCCAGTTTTTTTAGTTAAACTTGTACCGTTATCAGAAGCCCAAAAACCTCCACTTTGACCTACAACTTCCCAACCACCAGTACGACCACCAGCTAAAAAGCACCCATCTAATTGATGATTATGTTCTTGTAAATATTTACTACCTCCAGTTTTCTTTACTGTATTAAAATCGGTATCATTAGTATCTACTCCTACCAAAGTTCTACCCTTGGCTATTTGTTCCCACATTCCACCAAACCATTTGCTCGGGTTAGTATTGTTTACACTTAAATATATACTACCTACTGGGTAATATGGGTGTGGATACATCTTTTCATTTTCATTATTTTTTAATTGAATACTTTTACTCATTTTATATTTTATTTAGGTTATCTATCTATATAGTATAAGTCAGCATATCCTGTAAATCTGCTTTTATCATTAGTTGTTGTTATGTGAAGATTTTTTCCTGTTGTAATAAAATAATTAATTCCGTTATTTGGCTCTGTTCCATATTCGTGGTCGGATAATAACCATATATGAAACTCTCTAGTTATTAATTTTTGTCTTAAATCAATTGGTATCGTTATGTCCTTAGTCCCTGTATTTGGCATAACACCTAAATTTAATTTGATTAACCATTCTTCTTTCCCATTTATTATTTTTCCAGTTTTTACAGGTTCTCCATACTCAATAACTCCATAATTTAAAATTTCTTTCAAAATTTTTTTATTATGTACTATTCCAGAGCTATCTATATAAGTATCATTTTTCGGTTTAATTGATTTACTCAATTAAACCACCACCTAAATAATACCTCCTCTCGGAGATAATAAAAGGAGATTGCTTAAATAATAAGCGACCTCCTCTCTGTCTTTTTCTTGATTGCCCAAAAAGACGCGTAAGCGTCCCATACATACATACATACATACATACATACATACATACATACATACATACATACATAAGGCTATCAT